AACAATATACTCAACCTTCTTATCTCTCACGAAGTAGCTCACGCTCTCTTCACACCCAACGAAGATTGGAGAAAGAAAACCAAAGTCCCACAAGGATTCATTAACGTCACCGAGGATGTGCGTATTGAAGTATTGATGAAGAAAAAATATGCAGGTCTCCCTAAAACCTTCTTCCGTGGATACCAAGAACTCCACGACAAAGACTTCTTCGGTATTGCTGATGAAGATGTATCCGCTATGAATATTGCTGACCGTGTAAACCTACACTTTAAGATTGGTAACTTCATTAAAGTTCCATTTACAGCTGCTGAGATGGTTGTTGTACGTCAGTGTGCTGCCGCAGTAACCTTTGATGACTCTATTGCAGCAGCAGAGGCACTCTATGCCCTCCACGAGCAGCAGAAAGAAGATCAGCAGCAATCTAACGAGGAAGATACTAGCTCTTCTCCTGACGGCACCGAGAGCCCACAGGGAAACGAAGGTGGTGAGAGTGAGGAGCCAGAAAATGCACCAACCGAAGGTGATGGTGAGTCAGACCAAAGTGAAAGTCCACAGGGTGAGGGTGATGACGATAATTTTGATTCCGATGAAGTAGAAGCACAAGAAGAGAAGACCAGTGGCGGCGATGCTGGTGATTTATCTGATGACGTCAGCACTATGGATAATTTTGATGAGAACTTGCAAGATATGGTTAGTGATTATATCTCTGATGAGCCCATATACTTAACATACCCAAAGTTTAAGGCAGATGACTATATTGCATCAAATAAGGAAGTACATCAGTACATCACAAGTTCATTTGAGAGGCAGCGCAATTTACTTATAGAAACTAACCCAAATGATTATGAGCGTTGTCTTGGTATAATGTTTGGTGGTTATGAGGAGAGCTACGCTAAATTTAAGCGCAATATCCAAAGTGAAGTCAATTATATGGTGAAAGAGTTTGAGTGTAAGAAGTCTGCAATTGCATACTCCCGCGCATCAACTTCTAGGACTGGTGTTATTGATTGCACTAAACTCCACACATACAAGTACAGTGAAGACATCTTCAAGAAAATTACTTCTATTCCACAAGGTAAGAATCACGGTCTAATCTTTGTATTGGATTGGTCTGGTTCTATGTGCCACACATTGGAAGATACTATGAAGCAGCTTCTATCTCTTGTTATGTTCTGCGATAAAGTAAACATTCCATTTGAAGTTTATGCATTCACCAATGAGTGGAACAGGGACACGGCAAACTTCTATCCAACTTTGGAAAGAGCAAATGAGCTTGTGATTGGTGAAGAGTTTTCTATGATGAATATTCTTACTAGCAAAGTAAATTGTAAAGAGCTTCAAAGGCAAATGCAAACTATGTTTACGATTGCTAGTTCTTACAGCACTAGGTTGGGTAATATTGTCCCATCACGTGTTGGTCTTTCTGGTACCCCACTCAATGAAGCTTTGATTACTCTTCGCAAAATTCTCCCACAATTCCAAGAGAATAATAAAGTTGAGAAAGCTCACGTGATGGTTCTTACTGATGGTGAAGCTGGTTGGACCAGGCATACTAGTGAATTCGAAACATATGACGGTAAAACCAAGATTACTGTAAACAGATTGGGTACCCGAACTGCATATCTTCGCAATCTTAAAACAGGAACAGTAACCAAACTTGACCGTACTAGGTTAGGTGATGTTACATCTGTCATCTTGGATGATTTGCGTAATGAGTTCCCTGAAAGCACTTTTACTGGATTTCGTATTTTAGAAAAGCGTGGTGGCTGGTTTGTTCGTCAAGCCGTCCAGTATGACGAAGAAAAAATGGCGAAGTGGAGGAGAGATAAATCAGTAGCACTAACCAATGTTGGTTATGATAAGTACTTCATTGTTGCTTCTGATAGTATTCAAGAGTCTGCTGAATTTGATGTGGGTGAAGGAGCAACTAAAGCTAAAATTAAATCAGCGTTTAGTAAGTCTCTAAAAAGTAAGAAGAATAATAAGAAAGTATTGGGTGACTTTATTGGGTTGATTGCCTAGTGTGCTATAATTAGAATAAACATATTGAAGATATGGATCAAGAATTACGTAACATCATTCATACTTACTGTACCGACCAAAAAGATTTTTTTGAGTTGGAAACATATGCTGCTAGTATGCAAGGAAAGGGATGGGGGACAGCAACTATGTCTGCTGAAGTGGATTCTTGTGCATCCCTAGTGGAAGGTGTGCCAAATGTATTTGTTGATATTGGGGGAAATAAAGGTCTTTATACAGAAGAAGTCCTTAAAAGATTCCCTGAAACAGAGTGTCATATATTTGAGCCATCTTCTGTTAACGTACAAATACTTAAAGCTAAATTTGATTCACTCCCTAATGTTACTGTAAATGGAAAGGCATTATCTAATAGAGAAGATACACTTACACTTTATTCAAATGAGCCTGGTTCTGGATTAGCTTCTCTTACAAAAAGAAATATTGATCACGTCAATATAAAAATGAACCTAGAAGAAACTGTGGAAGTTATTAGGTTTGATAGTTATTGGGATGATAGGTATATTGATTATGTTAAGATTGATGTTGAAGGTCATGAGTTAGATGTTTTAGATGGCTTTGGTGCTCTTATATCTAAAACAAAAATTATTCAATTTGAATTTGGTGGATGTAATATTGACACTAAAAGTCACTATAGGGATTTTTGGTATTACTTTAAAAACAGAGGATTTGCTGTATATCGTATTACCCCATTTGGTCCATCTAAATTAGATACATACACTGAATATGATGAGCATTATAAAACTACTAACTTTATCGCAGTAAATGAATTAATGGGGATCGAATGAAAAAGGTAGCAATCTTTGGGTCATCTAGGACTGACCCAGACAGCAAGCTATATGATGCTGTAGAGCGTCTAGGAAAGCGCTGTGCTCAAGCTGGTTGGATTGTAGTCACTGGTGGTGGACCAGGTACTATGGAAGCAGCAAATAAGGGAGCAGCGTCTGTTGACCTTACTAGGTCAGAGGCAGAAGCAATCTATTTACCATTTGAGGAGCAAGTCAACGAATATGTTTATGACTATACAAAACACGATGATTTCTTCACTAGACTGGATACTTTCTCAAATTGTGATGCCTTTATTGTTACCCCTGGTGGAATTGGTACTCTCCTAGAGATGGCTATGATCTACCAACTAATCCAAGTAAACCATATTGAACAGAAGCCAATCATTTGTGTTGGTAGAATGTGGAGAACTCTCAAGGACTGGCTAGAGGAAGAGATGGTTGAGAATGGTTTTCTCTCCAATAAGGAGATGGATTACATTCACTATGTTGACCGTTTCGGTGAAGCCACAGCACTATTGGAGCATTTAAGCAAATGATTTATATTAGAAAATTGTTAGATCAAGAACAACTTTCACAGATACAATCTATGATGGATGGTGGTTTGTGGGTAAATGGAACTAACTCCACTGATCATGCTGATTTATCATTAAAAAATAATTCAGAGTACTGTGGTAGTAATGAAAATATTGTAGAAGTATCTAAAATAATTTTTGAAGCTTTAGACCATGATTATCCTTTTCTAGGAAAAGTCGCAGCCAAATCTACAAATGTGCCTATATATTCTAGAACTGATGTTGGTGGATTCTATAGACCCCACCAAGATGCTCCTGAAGTAGGTCACTACAGTACTACTGTGTTTTTAAATAACCCAGAAGAATATGATGGTGGTTACTTAAGAATTTATGATCATGAAATTAGTGAACATAAACTAGATGCTGGTTACGCTATTACATATAATACTGGATTTATTCACGAAGTAAGTGAAGTAACTAGGGGTAGGCGTGATGTTAGTGTATTCTGGACTCATAGTAAATTTCCTCCAGATTATATGTCAGATATTTATAGTCATTTACATAGTTTAAGAAACCAATTAAGGAGAACGGGAAGACCACCCTCAATAGAGGAAGCAATACAAAATCCTGAATTTATGGCTGAAACAATCCTTACAAATTTTCATCGAATGACAGAGACAGAATGGTAAGTGACCACTAACTCACCACGGCACTGCCTGGTGGGTTATACTATATTCACCAATTAAAGAGAACAACCTTTAGCAATCCATTGAAAAAACCATCACTTCTTATGGAAAAATTATCACTTCTTAGTCAAAATCAAAAAATTATAGCTGGAGTTATAATTCTCCTTGCAGAACCTTTGATAGTTATGGTGGTATGGAATGCTTTCATACCAGGTATTTTTGGATTGTCAACTTTGGGATACTGGTCTGCAATGGGATTGTCTGCACTTTGTAGTATATTATTTAAATAATGAATTGTGAGTTATTATCCTGCCAAAGAAGAGAGTTGACTCGACAACTTTGGGCTAATTTTAGAACAGAAAAAGTACCAATGGAATGGTATAAAACAAACAAACCTACTACATCACCTTTTGTAAATAGTCACTTCCCAAACTGACCACTGCCCCACTACGGGGCTTTTTTATGCTCTATAATAATCACATACCAAACAAGCCAACTATGCCTCGCCAACTCGCTATGACTACTCAAGAGATGCTGGACAATCTGCGCTCTAATTACAGTGAGGAGATTTCAGCTGCTGATGTTCGTGCATTCTGTGCAATTCAAGGACTGACCTATCAAACAGTAACCCGCCGCCTAGAAGAATATAAGTCTGGTCGCGGTAAGTGGAATCTTAATATCTCCCAAGTAAAAGCAGAACTTGAGCACACAGTAGAAGCTCCTTCCGCTGTAAAAGCTACTCCTATGGTTGAGCAGAACCTAGTTCCTGCTAAAGACTCAACCTTTGTTCCATTCGGAAACTTCGCTGATGTAAAGCAAGTAATCAAGTCAAATCTATTCTATCCCACATTCATTACTGGTCTTTCTGGTAATGGTAAGACTTTCAGTGTGGAGCAAGCTTGTGCTCAACTAGGACGCGAGCTTATTCGTGTAAACATCACTATTGAAACTGATGAAGACGACCTTATTGGCGGTTTTCGCCTCGTTGATGGTGCCACTGTTTGGCATAACGGTCCCGTTATTGAGGCACTCCAACGTGGTGCAATCCTATTGCTTGACGAGATTGACCTGGCATCCAACAAAATCCTATGCTTGCAGAGCATTCTTGAGGGCAAAGGGATATTCCTTAAGAAGATTGGACAGTACATCACTCCAAGAGAGGGATTCAATGTTATCGCGACTGCGAATACAAAGGGCAAGGGATCAGATGACGGTCGTTTTATCGGCACCAACGTTCTGAATGAAGCCTTCCTTGAGCGTTTCCCCATTACTTTTGAGCAGACTTATCCTTCCGTAGCAATTGAAACCAAGATGCTTAAAGGATACGCCAAGACCTTGGGTATTGATGATGCTACCTTCTGTAAGCGTCTCGCTGACTGGGGTGATATCATCCGTAAGACCTTCTATGATGGTGGTGTTGATGAGATTATCTCTACCCGCCGCCTAGTCCATATCCTTCGTGCTTATAGTATCTTCAACGATAAGGCAAAGTCAATCAATATCTGCCTTAACCGTTTTGATGATGAGACCCGCCAATCCTTTATGGATCTCTACGGTGCTGTTGATAATGAGGTTGATTTCAGTGAGGACAGTGAATTGGATGTTAATGAGATGCCCCCAGTTGACTCCATTTCATCATTATTGTGTTATACTAGACAGGTAATTCTATGACTAACTCCTGGGCTATGCTACATGATGAAATGGAAGAAATGCGTGAACGCGGTTATGAAATGACCGCTGACGGATTCTGGATGGGACGAGAGCACTTCACTCAAGACGAATTGACTGGAGTTGTATTCACCGAAACTGCAAAGGACGCTAATTTTTGGAAGTACAGCGAAGGCAAAATCCTCCGAGAGATTGAAGCATATCTCTCTGGTACATATAAAGGTCACTACGTAGCAGAGGACAGTAAGATCCAAACATTGGACCTTATTGATTCCATTGGTGATAGTGAGGCATTCTGTCGCAGCAATGCTATCAAGTATCTCTCACGCTTTGGTAAGAAGAACGGTAAGAATCGTCAAGATATCTTGAAAGTAATTCACTATGCTATGCTCCTATATCACTTCGCAGATCTTCCATTCAGTGAAGATGCTGTAGAAACACATAGCCCAACTGGGCGATAGTGTGCTATAATCATTACACTCCACCAATATCCCCAAAAATATCTATTTGTTATGAAACTATCTGACTCAACTATTTCAGTTCTTAAGAACTTTAGCTCTATCAACCAGAGCATCATTGTTGGTGAGGGCAACACATTAAGAACTATTTCGGTTATGAAGAACATACTAGCCGAGGCTACTGTTGAGGAGACTTTCCCTCGCACTTTTGCGATCTATGATCTCAATGAGTTCCTAAATGGTCTTTCACTCCACGATGACTACACCCTAGACTTCTCTAACGACACCTATGTTGTTATCCGTGAAGGACGCCGCCGTGTAAACTATCACTTCGCTGATCCAGAAGTCATCGTAGCACCCCCAGAGAAGCAGCTTGTACTCCCTTCTAGTGATGTAAGCTTCCAGTTGGATCACTCACAGCTTCTACAGCTTGTGAAAGCAGCTAGCGTCTATAAGCTTCCTGACCTTTCTGTTGTTGGTGAAGAAGGAACCATTAGCTTGGTTGTTCGCGATAAGAAGAATGATTCTTCTAACATCTTCTCTGTTGATGTTGGCGAGACCTCTGATGACTTCTGCTTCAACTTCAAAGTTGAGAACACAAACAAGATTCTCGCAGGCAACTACGATGTTGTGATCTCCCAGAAGCTTCTAGCCCAGTTCACTGGACAGAAAAATAATGTTGAGTACTTCATTGCCCTTGAGCCAGACAGCAGCTTCGGCTGATGCATAGAGCCTCCCGAAAGGGGGGCTTTTTTTATGATAAATATTTTTATATTCATAGAAAAAAAATGCAAGCCTTTATTCAATTTATACTAAAATTACTTGGTATTGTGAGGGATGATGTCGTACAAGATGATCCTCTCAGTAAAAAATTTGATTACGATTCCTATGAAACAAGACGACAATATCTAGAAGATACATATATTGACATTAAGGCTGAATTCCCCAAAACAGGAATACGAAGTACTATTTCTAGATCAAACCCAGCTATTTTTTCTGAAAATGAAGTTGTTAAGATATCGGAAAATATACTCCATTTTCAAAATCCAGATGGTGGTTGGAGTAAAAAAGGCAACTATAGAAATAAATATAGTAAAAGCCAACTAAAGAAAATATATGAGCAACCATCCAACTCCGAAAATGAAAGGGATGGAAGTGATTTTGATAATGGCTGCACCTGGGGACATATTGAATATTTGTCTCTTGTATATGATCTAACTGGAGATAAAGTACTACTTGATGCTATAAAAAAAGCTCTACGTTTTACTGTTAAGTCCCAACATCCAAATGGCTCTTGGGAAAATAAAAACCATAGGCATATAACTTATAATGATAATGTAATTCCTGGTGTTCTCAATCTACTACTTTCAATTCAAAAGAATAGAGATGAGAGATATACTTATCTAGAAGACATCTCAGAAGAATTGGAGTTGGAAAAAGTTTATAGGAAAGGTATTGATTGTATATTATCCACTCAGATTAAGCACGAAGGAAAAAAAGCTATTTGGGGTCAGCAACATGACCATGATACCCTTGAACCAACCTGGGCTCGTAGTTATGAAATGCCTTCTTATGCTACTTCAGAGAGTGTGAAAGTGATAAATTTACTTAAAAATCATTTGGATTATTATCCAGAAGATAAAGAAGTTCGCAAGTCGTGGTTATCTGCTATTGAATTCATTTATAGTTTAAAATTGCCTGAAGGTCAGGGTGATCCTGATGGGGATGGTCAGTGGGCACGTTTCTATGAGTTGGGTAGTCTAAAACCTATTTTTGCAAATAGGGAATATGATATTGTTTATAGCATTGAAGAGGTTAAGCCGGAACGTAGATATGGATATTCCTGGTTCAATAATAGTGCTTACCAAATTATTGAGTAAAAATACTCCCCTTTATGTGCTTGACGACACATAAGCATTCTGTTATACTACATAGGTCAGGGAAACGAGACAAAACTTCACGTTTCTTCTTACATATTTACACACTATGAGAATATAATATGACAGCTTCAATCGCTATGCGCGAGAGTACTAGTCCCTGGGAATCATTTTGCCAGTGGGTCACATCCACCAACAACCGCCTCTATGTAGGTTGGTTTGGTGTGTTGATGGTTCCATGTTTACTCGCCGCAACCACATGCTTCATCGTTGCGTTCATCGCAGCACCCCCCGTAGACATCGACGGCATCCGCGAGCCTGTTGCAGGTTCACTGATGTATGGCAACAACATCATTTCTGGTGCTGTTGTCCCTTCATCAAATGCAATCGGTCTACACTTCTATCCCATTTGGGAAGCTGCCTCACTAGATGAGTGGCTTTACAATGGCGGTCCTTTCCAGCTAGTAGTATTCCACTTCCTTATTGGAATCTACGCTTACATGGGACGTGAATGGGAACTATCATATCGTTTAGGTATGCGCCCCTGGATTATGGTCGCATACAGTGCACCAGTCGCAGCTGCATCTGCTGTCTTCCTAGTCTATCCTTTTGGACAAGGTTCTTTCTCTGATGCAATGCCCCTTGGAATCTCTGGAACGTTCAACTATATGCTGGTCTTCCAAGCAGAACATAACATCCTGATGCACCCCTTCCACATGTTGGGAGTGGCTGGTGTGTTCGGTGGTTCATTGTTCAGCGCAATGCACGGTTCACTTGTTACATCTTCGCTTGTAAGAGAGACAACTGAAACCGAATCACAGAACTACGGTTACAAGTTTGGACAAGAGGAAGAGACCTATAACATCGTTGCAGCCCACGGCTACTTCGGTCGCTTGATCTTCCAATATGCTTCATTCAACAACTCACGTTCACTTCACTTCTTCCTTGGAGCCTTCCCTGTTGTAGGCATCTGGTTCACCGCTCTTGGTGTATCCACAATGGCTTTCAACCTCAACGGATTCAACTTTAACCAATCCATTCAGTCTTCTGAAGGAAAGGTACTTAATACCTGGGCAGACGTTCTAAACCGCGCTGGTCTAGGCATGGAAGTCATGCATGAGCGCAACGCTCACAACTTCCCACTGGATCTAGCATCTACTGAGTCTACACCTGTAGCTCTAGTTGCTCCTTCCATCGGTTGATATCAAATCAACTTCAACAGCCTCCCGCAAGGGGGGCTTTTTAGTGTCTATACCTAGTTCCCTCAAAACTGACAAAATAATAAATAGTAATGTATACACACATAAAAATATCCATTAATGGCTTTTCTATTACAAGATTTGGTCATTATTAACGATAATAGAGAGTTAATTGGTGTTAATACCGCAGGTATTACTACCGCTCTCTATGTTGGTGAAACTATACAATTAGACGCCCAATCCGGCGTAATCACAGCAACAAAATTTGTAGGAAGCGGTTCTAGTTTAACCGATTTACCTCCAGCTTCTTTTATTTCAACCGAAGCCCCTACAACTAGAGAAAATGGCTCTCCTTTAGAAGAAGGGGACCTTTATTATGACTCTAGTGTATTGAGGCAATTCACAAGATATGATAATGATGGAGATCCAATTTGGGTTGATTCAAACCCAGCAGCTTCAGCTGCTGTATTAAGCGTTAATGTTGGTGTTGACACAGCAATTATTGACCTTTCAACTGAAAAGTTAATATTTGAAGGTACTACTGATGAAGTAACTGTAGGGATAAACACTCTAACAGATACTGTAACCATCGGTTTACCTGCCGATGTTAGTATCGCCAGTACTATGAGCGCCGCCTTCTTTGAAGGGGATGGTTCCAAACTAACCAATGTTAGTGGTACTATAGGACCAAACGCAGATATACTCACTACTGGAAATATCCAGGCTGGTATTATTACCGCTACAACCTTACTTGAGGCTACTGGAGCTGGTATTGGTTTCACAGTAACCAATAACATGTATGCTGGTGGTCAAATTGAAGCTGGTACCGGTATAGACACCCCTACTCTTGGTCTTGCTGGTAGTTTATACATCGGAGTCTTCTCCGACAGTGATAATCCAGCAAATGTAGATAATACTAAGTTGGTAACAGCAGCTGGTGCTAAAACCATTGCTGAGTCTGTTGTTGGTAGTGGTAGTTCACTGGTATTTACTAGCCTAGAGCTTACTGGTCCTGGTATTGCTTTAACTGTATCCAATGATGTTTCTGTTGGTGGTTCTATCACCGCTGGATCATACTACGGTGATGGTTCTAACCTAACCGGTCTTCAGGCTGGCGCTGCTACCTCTGTAACCAGCTTCGATAATCAAGGTAATGTTGATTATCCACTACCTTTCCTAAGTGCTGTTGGCGTAGGCGCCACTATCTATACTGATAGCACTGCTAATGAGGAGTTGACTTATAATCCATCTACTGGAACTTTAAAGTCAAAGGAGTTTGATGCTCTATCCGATCAACGTCTTAAGACTAACATCGTAGGCATTACATCTGCTCTCTCTAAATTAGAACAGCTTCGTGGTGTTGAATATGACTGGGTAAATGGTTCTGGTGCTTCCGTAGGCGTTATCGCCCAAGAAGTTCAGCTTGTTTATCCACAACTTGTATCTGATACAGAAAACAGGATGACCGTTAATTACAATGGTCTAGTTGGTTTATTGGTTCAAGCAGTCAATGAACTATCCAGTCTTTTGGATGAGTACAAATCAAAATAGTCAATTGACTATAATTAACTGAAGCTAGGACTAACCTCCTAGCTTTTTTTATGCTATATAATAAAACGATCAACTAAATTATGGGTCCTGAAGTATCTTTCTTTATTTTCTTTGGTTTTTTTATGTTATTCCTACTCTACATTACTATGTTGTCTATCTTTGGAGATTATTTCGTATAATAAATAACTTGTATATTTAATATATTATGACTTCTATAACATCATATCAATGGGGAGACCTAGAAAAAACTATAGTGATTGGCTTTATTGATGGAGTTGATGCTAAATATATAATCCCCGTTGATGAGGATAATAAAGAATATAAATCTTTTGTTGCCATAGGAACAGAAACGGCAGCGGAGTATGTGCCAGAAGATAATGTAATTAATGTAGATTATGTTAATTTTTGGGTGGGTCTTCTAAGCTCCCCATATTATATGAAGGTTAGAGCTAGTGCTTCTAATAGCCTTCCAGTAAATGTAGTTGCCACTGAGTTTATTGCATTGATTGGAGATGCTAAAAATGGACTTCGGATTCAGCCCCTTATACAATCATCTTTAAATGAATTGTTAGCATTAGTTCCCCCCGATTCGGACGATCAAGTATATTTGTATAATTTGATGGATAATAGTGGACTATCATCAGTATATACTCTGTCATTGGTTTGATGATGTGCTATTATATGGGAAGCAAAAGCAACCTATATGAATATCTTCTGCACAGAACAGGATCCTAGGGGAAGTGCCCTAGTGCTCCCAGACAAGCATGTTGTAAAGATGCCCCTTGAATGCTGCCAGATGGTCTCGGTCATCTACTCGCAGTGGTATCGTGACTGTGGTCAAGTCTTCAAAGCAGATGGAACCCCATACAAGACAACGGGAGGTTTTCGTAACCACCCCTGTACTGTATGGGCTTCTTTATGCGATGAAAACCTAGCGTGGCTCATCGCACACGGTCATGCCCTATGTGCTGAGTATACTCACCGCTACGGCAAGCACCATGCCTGTGAGCAGTCCCTGATTGGTGCAGAAGAAGTTTTTGTAAGGACCACAGGTAAGCCAATTTTGTGCTATAATGGGGCACGTGGGTTCGCCCGTGCCATGCCTGATGAGTTTAAGCTAGACCAATCTATTACTACCTTTGAGGCATACAAAATGTATATAGCTTCAAAGCCCTGGGTCTCAGCTAACTATCTTCGCAAACCTGAACGCAAGCCCTCCTGGGTTTGATTACTTTATTATCTTTTTATTATGAGAGAACGCACTGACTTTATCTGGACAGAACGTTACCGTCCCCAGAAGATTGATGATTGCATCCTCCCTGAGCACATTAAGGCAACCTTCAAACAGTTTGTAGAGAAAGGTGAGATCCCTAATCTACTACTTGCAGGTCCTCCTGGTGTTGGTAAAACAACTATCGCCAAGGCACTTTGTAATGAGATCGGTGCGGATTACTATGTGATCAACGGTTCTGATGAAGGTCGTTTCCTTGATACTGTCCGCACTCAAGCCAAAAACTTTGCTTCTACTATGTCTTTGACTAGTGAAGCCAAGCATAAGGTCATTATCATTGATGAGGCAGACAATACAGGCAACGATGTTCAGTTATTGCTACGCGCTAATATTGAGGCATTCCAAAAAAACTGCCGCTTCATCTTTACGTGTAACTATAAGAACAAGATTATTGAGCCTCTCCATAGTCGTTGTGCTGTCATTGAGTTTAGTCTTAAGGGTAAGGATAAGGAGGAGGTTGCTGTAGCCTTCTTTAAGCGCCTTAAAGGCATCTTAGAGACTGAACATATTGAGGCAGAGCCCAAGGTTCTAGCCCAGTTAGTTCAAAAGCACTTCCCAGATTTCCGTCGTGTACTTAATGAGGTTCAGCGTTATTCAACGGGCGGTAAGATTGACTCTGGAATTCTCGCATCATTCTCCGAGATTAAAGTTGAGAATCTTATGCGGGACCTTAAGTCAAGTAACTTTACCGAAGTCCGTAAGTGGGTTGTCTCTAACCTAGATAACGATACAAATGCTATTTTCCGTAAGGTATATGATGCTTTGTATTCCCACCTTCAAGGACCATCTATCGCTGCTGCTGTTCTCATTATTGCGAAATATCAATATCAAAGTGCCTTTGTTGCTGACCAGGAAATTAATCTCTTGGCTGCCCTAACTGAAATTATGATCGAATGTGACTTCCAATGAATACTATTGTTTTATATACAAATGGCGGACAAGAGTCTGACCGTTGCCGTGATCTACTCATCAGCCTGAATGGTGAGTTTCTAGAATACCAACTAGATGAAGACTTTAATGATCGCCAATTCCGTTCCGAGTTTGGTGAGAAGGCTGAATATCCACAGGTTGCCGTTGGCTATGAGCACATCGGTGGACTAAAAGAAACATTACACTACCTAAAAGAACAAGGACTCATTTAATTATGAAAATCCGTTTAATAGGTTTGATGTCTGGTGAGCAAATCCTCAGTGAAGTTTATCTCTGGGGTAGAGATGGGAGTTCTGATATGGAACTATTGAATCCCATTATTCTAGTTCCTACATTAGAACAGCTTTGTGGTGAAGATGGTAATATTAATTACGTGCCCTGGTGCCCATTAGCTGATAAAAAATCTACAGTTCATGTTAAGCACCGAAACATTTTATATATTACTACTCCCAACGAGAAGCTTATCCGCAACTATTTAAAAGAAACATTACACTATCTAAAAGAAGAAGGACTTATTTAATTATGAACGTAAAACTTATCCGTATGCATTCTGGTGAGGATGTTATTGCCGATCTAATCAAAGAGCAGGCTGAGGAATTGATCATAAACAATCCCATTGTGTTAGTCCCAGGACGAGATGGCACTGTTGGTTTTGCACCTTGGTCCCCAGTAATCTCCCCTGATGTAAAGGAACTCCGCATTAGGGCAAACTATGTTGTATATGTAACAGATCCAAACGATGATGTAGTTAGAAACTATAAAGATATCTTCTCTCCCATCATCACTCCATCAAACGCAGGCAAAATTATCAAATGAGTATTGACCTAAAAGACTGGCTACACAGTATCAACCTCTCTAAAGAGAATCTTATTGATGAAGATCCTGGTGTTGAGAAAGAGTATCCCCCCTTTATTATTAACAAATGCCTGTCTGGTCAAATGGATTCTCTCATGCAGTCTAATGAAATGAATAAGTTTCCTAACTTAGATAAACGTCTTCAATATGACTTTCTTATAAATAGTTTGAGGAAGAGGAAGAGATTCTCTCCCTGGTTGAGGAAAGATAGTATAAAGAACATTGAAGCGGTACGTCAGTACTACGGATTCTCCTCCGAAAAGGCAGAACAAGCTTTGAATATTTTATCTAATGAACAACTTGATTACATCTATCGAAAACTTAACACAGGGGGATTAAATCCATGCAAGCAGACGAGAGGGGCTTAGTTTACTGGGAGCCTTCCCAGATGGTAGAAATTTTTCTATCCGAGCCCGATGATTTTTTGAAAGTGAGAGAGACACTTACTCGTATTGGGGTGGCTTCTCGTAGAGAGAAAAAAATCTACCAGTCTTGTCATATCCTCCACAAGCAGGGAAGGTATTTTATTGTTCACTTTAAGGAGCTTTTTGCTCTGGACGGTAAGCATACCAATATCACACTCAATGACCTTCAGCGTAGAAATCGTATTACGAAGCTCCTAGCTGATTGGAATCTTGTTACCATTGCTAATGGGGATCAAATTATTGATATTGCTCCTTTGAACCAAATTAAGGTTCTTTCATATAAGGAGAAGGGTGAGTGGGTGTTGGAACCCAAGTATAATATTGGTGGCAGAAAGTCTTGATTTCAAGATTATTAAGTGTAGCAATGTAACAACTTTTATCTTATCTTTATAAATAGTTTGGAGTCAAGGCTCAAGTGTTAAGTGTAAGAGTGTAATAACTACATTATATATTATTGACTATAGTATTTGTAGGGGGTTCGGGTTTCCGTTCCCCCTTTTTGATGCTTTGGATTATAAATAGTGGTGGTTGCCTTCGGGGACCATAAACTATATCTCGCTTACGAGGAGAAACAAATGAAGATGTACGGAGCTGGCGACTTAGATAAGTTCGTCAAGGATATTGAAAGACATTCTATTGGAATGGATGAATGGTTTCACCGAATGGGTGCCGTTCACGAAAGTAAGGAAAACTATCCGCCTTACAATTTAATTAAGATGAGTAATGTGAGATTCAAGTTGGAGGTTGCTCTGGCTGGTTTCAAAAAAGATGAAGTAAAAGTTTACAGTGAAAACAACAAACTATTTGTTGAGGGTCATAGTACCCGTGATGATGAAGCCATTGAGTTTATCCATAAGGGAGTAGCAGCAAGGGACTTCACTAGAGTATGGACTATTTCTGATGATGTTGTTATTGAAGAGGTTGATTACGCTGACGGTATTTTGAGTATTGAGTTACAAAGAGTAATTCCAGACCATCAGAAGCGTAAAGACTGGCTATGAGCTAAATATATTCATAGGCAGTTAATGACATGAAAACATTTAGTCAATTTCTAGAAGAAGCTTCTAAAGTTAATAGGAAGTTAACTCCACCTGGAAAGGCATATAAGCCTAAAGTTCATTGCTTCGGCAAGACTGTTGACTATAAGATGGCACCAGATAAAAAGGTTTGTGCTTATAGCTCAAGTGATGGTGGTAGAGAAGGCTAAATAAAGTATATCGTCGCCGCCGCTATGGCGTTATTCGGGGGGTCCTGGTCACAGTCAGGGCAGCCCCCTTTTTTATGTGCTATAATGGATAGAGCTACAAAATCTTATGAACAACGATTATGACAGAGCCACCCCAGATGATGGGGATACTCCAAGATATACTATGACTTCTTTTAATAAAGATAAAAAACCATTGGTTACAGAAGAAACTTATGATTTTCATTCTCCTGTAGAGAAACCGATTGGACTATTTCTGTTAATGGATGGAACAACTATTGTTAGTCAATATACAGAAAATATGGGTAATGATTCTTACATACTTGATCAACCACTATTAGCGAGTATTCAATCTTCATCTATGACCGATGGTGTGTTTACTAGTTCTATCGCATATGATGTTTGGATGCCATTGTCCAAGGAAAGGAAATTCACCATCCTAAAATCTGTTGTTGTCGTTGTTTCAAAGCCACTAGATACATTAGTTGAATCTTATAAGGGAAATAAAAATGGATGAGACCGCAGTAAAGGTATTAATTCTAAAAAATAATAAAGTTTTGGTGGGTAAGCTTGGGGAAATTCCTCCCGAAAATGTAATTCTAGGAGATCCAGACCATTTCCTTATTGACCCAGTTTCCTATGATGAGAGTGCTGATCTAGACAAATGTATGGTAAGATATCCATCAAGGAGGTTGACTTCCGACATCAAATTTTTCATCCGATCAGATGATGTTTTTTTCGTAGCAACTCCAGATACTAAACTACTCGCAGAATACCTCGTTATTATTGGTGATTAATGTCTAAGAACAAATTCTACACAAATGTCCAGATGTATGGTAATTCTATTCTCTTCAGGGGATATGAGAATGGTGAGCGTTTTAATGTAAGGAAAAACTTTTCACCTACATTGTTTGTGTCTTCTAAGAACGATAGTGACTGGAAGACACTTGATGGGGAGAATGTAGAGCCAATAAAACCTGGAACAATTAAGGAGTGTCGTGAGTTTATCAAGAGGTATGATGAAGTTGAAAACTTTAATGTCTATGGGAATGAGCGCTTCATCTTTCAATTTTTAGCTGAAAACTATCCTGGTGATATCAAATTTGATACATCACTGATGAAGATGGTCACTGTTGATATTGAGGTTGAGACTGAAATGGGTTTCCCAGACCCAGAGAATGCTGCCGAGGAAGTACTGTTAATCACAGTTCAAGACTATAATACCAAGAAGATTATTACTTGGGGTCAAATTAAGCATGGAGACTTTGCTAATAAGCAAAGTAATGTAGATTTCCGCCCCTGTTATGATGAGCACCATCTACTCAATTCATTCCTAGCTTGGTGGACAAAGGATACACCAGACGTTGTTACTGGATGGAACCTAGAATATTATGATATCCCATACCTTTGTAATCGTATTGAGCGCCTATTAGGTGCCAAGACAATGAAAACGTTGTCTCCGTGGAAGCTAGTATCTGAAGAGAAGCACTTTATCAAAGGTCAGGAGAAGATCTACTTTGATATTGCTGGTGTTACTCAGCTTGACTACTTGAACCTCTATAAGAAGTTCACCTATACCAACCAGGAGAACTACCGCCTAGACCATATTGCTGATGTAGAGCTTGGGCAGAAGAAGCTAGATCACAGTGAGTTTGAAACCTTCAAAGACTTCTATCGCCAAGGTTGGCAGAAGTTTGTTGAATACAATATCATTGACGTGGAACTAGTTGACCGCCTGGAAGATAAGATGAAGCTTATTGACCTTGCATTGACTATGGCTTTTGATGCCAAGGTAAACTTCCGTGACGTATTCTACCAAGTACGTATGTGGGACACCATTATCTACAACTATCTTCGCGAGAAGAACATCGTTATTCCTCCCAAAGTGAAGGTTGATAAGGACGCCAAGTATGCAGGTGCTTATGTTAAGGAACCCAAGCCAGGTAAGTATGATTATGTAGTCAGTTTTGACCTTAACTCACTATATCCCCACTTGATTATGCAATATGCGATCTCGCCCGAGACGCTTATTACTATGGATGATCTTAATGCAATGATCTATCAGGCACAGAATGATCCCTCCTAT